CGTAACGGAGGGCGTAAGGATATTATCACACCTGCGATGCAAACATTTGCCGATAATTTGGAGAAACGATTGGAGCAATACTACACAGAGGAGATAAAGAATAACTTTTTTAATTCGAATATATGAGAAACTATTTACGAGAGGAACGCAGTCGGGTTTTTGCGGAGATTAGTTCCGATAGCAGCAAACTGGTGTGTAATGGTAATGGAGGTGTGGCATTATGGGATTTGCCCCCAACCATTGCGTGTGCGTACAATTCTATGCTTTTTACTCGCACGAGGTATCTATTTCGTGTAGGAGCATTTGTCCCGGCACAAGCCATTCAACCGAACTACATTCACATCGTTGGCAACAAATTTATGTGTGATAGTAATGTGAATGTACCTCTTTATATCGGCTACTACGACAGTGCTAATGTGGAGCGTACTGCATATATTCCTACGGGAGAGAGTAGCGTTGTCGTATCTTCAATTAACCGCATTATTGGCATTAGTACCAATAGCAGCAGTAACAAAAAAGCGTTCATAAAAGCGTATAACCATATCTACATCTGTCAAGGTACAGCCTATGAAGATGATGACTATATATGCACTGCCAGTGGCGATGTCCTATATAGGACCATTGACTCCTTCGACACCGCATACCTTGACATTTACAAAGACGATGGTACTCTTGGTGTAAAGTTATGTGCAGAGAGCATAGGGGGTGTTACAATATATGATGCATCTGCTGTTGTGCGTAATTGGTTTGCGAAACACCTTTCAGATGATAATGCCGACATTGTTTCTGATGGAGCCTTATTCGTGAGGTTTGTGGTCAAGGGGCTGGGAGGAGTCAACTCCTCATATCAGTTCTTGGCTGTCAATGCAGTGGCGCAGATTGGTGACGATAGTTCACTCGTGGCTCTTGACAGCAAGGCTCTAACCAAGATGCCCGAAATAACTCTCTACGAGGGCTATCCTTTGGATTATTCCGTATTGAGTGGAACATTGCCATTTACTACTCCACTTGGAAATACAAGTGCGATGTCAGTGTGCCGCATTAAGATTGGCGACACAGCATTTAGTACATTGGCAGATAGCGGCAATAATGATATTACAGTTAGCGAATCGACTCTCATCTATTTGGCGAAGAAGATGGGTGTCCGTGTGGTGTCTAAAAATATACCTCCCCAACCATTCTATGTGCGATGGATAAATCAACTCGGTGGCGTGGATTATTATATGTTCTCCACACAGCAAAAAGTGCAAGCAACTGTAAAGAGTAGCAATGCTCATTCTGCGTATGCTCCCGATACGAAGAGTGCCCGGACAAACACAAAAGTTTACAGCATCACGACAGAGAATAAGGTTACTGTCGGTGCCGACAATGTGGCTAACGATGTGTTTAGCGTTTTGTCCCGTCTCCCATTTTCACCGATGATTGAGTGGTATAATGAAGAGTTGAGCAAGTGGATTGCACTCGGCATTTCCAAGTTTGATGGTCAGGAGAACACCAGGAGCAACACGAATAATATCGAGATAACTTTTAACCTTCCAAACATCAACACGCAGTTCTAATGACAGAGCAGATTTACATAAACGGTTGCCTTATGGACCAAAACGAGGGCAAGAGTATATCTCTTGTCTTCCAATCACCATATTTTACTGACATCGACAGCATTGTAAGCAATAGAACATCTTCGGTTGAATTACCCAAAACAGCGAATAATCTTGCTGCCATAGATTATGCCCATTTGGCAAATACCGATAGTTTGTTTGAGTACAACAAGCATAAGGTTATCTACAAGCGTGATGGTGTGCAGTTATTCTCGGGAACCGCTACACTCCTATCTATTACCCCCACATCACTGAAATTCTCGTTTGTATGGGGCAATGTTGGAGTGTTCAAAGCCTTGCTCGATACGAAACTGCGAGACTTGCAGACAGATGATGACTATATCGTATATGACTCATCAGGTGTGAATGCAAGTGCTAATAAAGACTACTTCCCAGACGAGTGGAGAGACCATAGTAAGTGGGGAAATAATGGGGAGAGCATTCAACCTATTATGCCTGTTGCCAAGATTATGGAGCGTATCAAGTCGAAATTCGGCGTGGCGATACACTTCTCTTCGGGGAAACAGCCATTTGATAACTATTACATACCACTTACCTATCGCAATGCAGATGATAGAGGTCGTATGGAGCAAGGTGTAAAGTTTGGTGGTAGTGGTATGGTGTCGCAACAATCGCAAGTCATAAGTGGCTACGGACTCTACTATACTCGCTTAAATAGTGTAGTAGCCGGAGATTTCTATAATGACAATGGTATTATCGACACAAGTGGTTTCGGAAAAATCAAGGTTAAATTCTGCAAAGGGTTTAGCATCTCCCGTCCTCGTCTTCAATCTTGGAGTGCTGGTTTCTGGGTTGGAACAGTCAATGACAATGGTACATATTATCAGCGTATCAAAAGCCCTAAATATACACGCACAACCGATGAATCGGGAAATAACTATATCTATACCATTACAGAAGATTATATCGTAACGCTTGATAAGCAATATAGCAACATTGTTATTGCGGTAAGTGATAGTGGTGGTGAGAGTAAGAAACCTACCATCTTGGCAACCTCGGACATATATGTCTATGATGCGGCATTGGAGGAGTTGGAGTTCGGCAAGGGCTCTCTGTACCCTCTATATAGGAACCTCCCCGATTGGTCGGTTTCTCAGCTGATTAAAAACCTTATGAAGTTGGAGGGAGTGTTTGCGTATTCGAGTGGCGATACAACCATAAATTTTGCTACCATCGGCGACCTATACACAAATCGAGTAGCAGCCCTTGATTGGAGCGACAAACTGATTGACATAGATAATGGCCCAACGGAACGCTCTATTTCCTTCAACAACCTCGCAAAAAGGAATTGGTGTAGGTATGCGGAAGATGACAGCGTGCAATCAAACTACGATGCTTATATAAGGTCTAATGGTGTCGATATTGAGGAAGAAAACGACTTAATAGAACTCGACTTTGCTCCAACCCAAAGTGTAAACACTGAGGATATTATAGAGTGTTGGAAGACTGATGATGCCGGCAATGTAGAGTGGAATGAGGTGACCCCTCGCATTCTCCACCTCGCATATAGTAAAAAGGACGAAAAGAAGATTGTAACTTTTTCAGGCTTAGACTGGCGTACTATTCTCAATAACCGATATGCTAATTATCAGAATATCGTAGAGTACCCGAAAACAATAAAAGCAAGTGTACAACTATCACTCTATGACATATTGCAGTTGGATATGAGAGTACCAGTCTACTCTAAACAGTGGGGACATTACTACGCAATTACCAAACTGACTACCAAGGAGAATGGTGTTGCTGATGTTGAGCTGTTGCAATTAGGTAAGGCAACAATATACAGCACATTCGGTGGAACGAGTGGCGAAGAGGTAGAGCAATATGAACTTGTCGCTATACCCCTTGGCAATGGTAGTTATTACATAGACCTAAAAGGCAAAACTACCGAAACAATTGAGAGCCTTATCGCAAACAACGATTATCATCTTGCCCTCATTCGATATGGTTACGCTCGAAGAGGAAGGAAAGGAAAGAAAATCGATAGGTTATATGGTGAGATAGGTACACATACCGCATATACCACCCAGTACAAAAAGTATCGAGGCGGTGAGCGTTTCCGCATAATTGGACACGATATATTGAAACGGGTAACTCGTGTAGGCACAAGTACAACACCGCTTAATGATTACCTGACAGGTACGACAAAACAACTCGATGCTTACGCAAATTCAACTCTGATTTTTGAGTTTGGTGATACCGTTGTGTTGCCACCGATGAAGACTCACAAGAAGATTGTTTCTCGCAATGGGCATATATGCAACACCTCTGCACGAGGTATGGCTGACTTATATGTAGGGTTGATTAAACGCTACAAAGAAGGAGATCCAGACGAGTTTAATTTGAGGAGTTACGGTTGGACTTGTGTATCGAACTTGTTACAAGTGCGAGGATTGCACAGCGACCACCTCGGTTGGTGGGAGTTTGAAGAGTCGAACATTAAAGGGGTGGAGGATATATAAAAAGAATTGCATAGCGCCTAGCTAAAAGCCCGCACGGACCCACCCATATAACGACACCACAAAGGTAGTGTAAAAATGGGAATATGGTACAATGGAAAATGGGGCAAATGGAGAATGCCTAAAAATTGCCGATGAAAGGAGTCGTGATGAAATAGTTGAATTTCATCTTTGGACCACCAATGCGTTTTTTCTCCTTACGCTTTCTCTCCTCAAAAGCGGCCAACTCTTCGGGCGATATACGGATAGGCTTAATCAACCTTACAACGAAGGCTATTAAGCTACCACCACCTATAAGGGTTGCAAGAATGCCGAATATAATTTGCCCTACCATAATGAGAATAGTTGCATTGTGTGATACAAAAATAATACAAATTCATTAAAAAACAAAATAATATGGCAGAAAAAAAGGTGTTGCTTGATGTCGATATTAAAATGACGCAAGCGATAAAGGATTTGGGCGAACTTCGTATGAAGATGGACGAGTTGCGCCAAGCCCAAAAAGAGTGCGATAGAAGTACAGCAGATGGTAATGCCGAGTACTCCCGATTGAGCATTGCGTTAGGTATTGCCAAGAAGGAGTATGCCGCATTAGAAAAACAAGTATCGCAGACTATTCGCATCGACCAAATGAAGGAGGGAGCATTGGAGGCTCAAAGGTTGGAACTTTCCAATCTCAATGCGGAGTATGCGAAGATGAGTAAGGCGGAGCGTGAGTCTGCTGATGGAATGAAACTCCAACAGAAAATCAAGGCTCTCTCTGATGAGATACGAGGCAATGAAGAGTCTCTGGGCGATTGGCGTAGAAATGTAGGACATTACGAGAAAGCAGTAAACGCACTCAAAGGCGAGCTGGCCGATTTGCTCAAAACTTTACAGAGTGTCAAACAAGGCGGTAATGCATTAGCAAGCACCACCAGCTCTTTATCTGCACAAGCCAAGAACTTGGAGTCGCAAATTTCCGAAATGGAATTAGCGATACATAGTACTGGTGATGCGAGTGAGGAAGAAACAAAACTAATGGTTTCTAATCTTGAAGAGCTAAAACAGCAACTCGGCCAAGTTTATGGCTCATTAGAAGAGTTAGGTGAATCACAGAGTCTTGACGGCTTTGCTCAGTCTGTGTCAGCAGTAACCGGTACCGTAGGACTTTTTACATCAACACTGTCTATGAACGACAAAGTGGGTGCCGAATATGCTAAAACAATGCAAACTTTACAGAAAGTTGCCACCGCATTAGGCTCTGTTCAGATGTTGTTAACTGCGACTCAACAAAAGGGGGCATTAGCACAAGCAGCAATGAATGTTTTACAAAAGGTAGGATATTCTCAAACAGCTCATCAAATTAAGGCGGAAACAGCCCTACTCGCATTGAAGAGCAAAGGTAATATCCTCACCAAAGCAGGTACTGCAATTCAGTGGGCGTGGAATGCGGCTTTGGCAGCTAACCCAGTAATGTTTATTGTGGTAGCCATTGCTGCACTTGTCGCTGGTGTAGCTGCCCTCTACTCCGCTCTAAACGATACTGCAATGGAAAAGGCAGAAAAGGCACAAGCTGACTACGAGCGTCAAGTGCGCAAAACCACCTCTGCTCTTGATGCTCTCACCCTCAAAGAGATGGAGCGTAATACTAAATTGACGCAACAGTATAACGCTGAACTCCAAGAGATGATGAAGAACGGAGCGAGCAAAGAAGAACTCGCCAAAAAGGAGGAAGAAATCCGGGTTGCGATGTTGGAAAGTGAGTGTGAGGCTATTAAGGAACGCTCGAAAGTTGAGGATAAGGCGGTGCAAGATGCTGTTGCCTACCATCAAAAACTTGTCAAAGGTATAGAAAAGGCAAGGCGTGAGGCAAGGGGCTGGTTTACATTCGACCAAAAGCAGTTTGATGAGTATATGGCGAAAGTCTATGAGGCAGAAAAGGCTGTTGTTGATGCAAAACAAACGAGTGCCCAAACCCAACAAGATTACTCCAACAAAACCACCGAGATAGTTCGTGCCAACTACGACAAACAAAAGGAGGCTGCGGAAAGAGCATATCAGGCAAAGCAAGAGTATTACTCTCGTTTCCTTGCGTGGAAACAAGCGAAACTCAATTTGCAGTACAAATGGTACTATGACTCCACGAAAACGGAGTTGGAAAATGAGGCGGAGAAGTTCAAGAAGGAACAAGAACTTGCGGCTGCATTATATCAGGCTCAACTGACAATAGAGCAGAAGAAACTCAAATTGCAGTTGTCCAATGGCAAGATTACCAAGAAAGCCTATGAGGAGCAATTGGCTGTACTCAATCAGCAGACTAATGATTTTCTCCTAAATCAACTCAATGCGTTAGATGAGTTCAATCGCAAGACGCTCAACAGCATAATCTCAATGGCTGGTGGCAAGAAGTTAGACGACCAGATAAAAGATATTGAGGCAAAGTACAAGTATGCTGCGGAGGTAATTAAAAATGATACCACTCTCTCTGCTGATGAAAAGGCATACTACGAGTTGATGTTGGCCGATAAGTGTGCCAAAGAGATTGCATCTGTCCGTCAAGCACAAAATGACAATGCCAATAAGAATATCTTGCAAGGGTTAGAGGATACTTACAAAGATGATGTTCGCAAATTCTCTGCAAGTGCTGAAACCAAACTTGGCTATGAGATTGAGTACCAAAGGGAACTCATCAGAAAACGCAAGGAGGCAGGGCTGATGACATACGAAGAGGAGGTGCGACTTGCTCAACTCGAATATGAGTTGCGTAGTGCTACGCTCAACAAGGAGTTGCAGTTGAATTGGAAGAATGCCAACGAGCAATTCAAAATCCGCAAAAAGTTCCTTGAAGATGAACTTGCACTCGAAAATCTTACAGCCGAGCAGAGAGCCGCACTCGAACAGGAACTTGCTCAACTTCAAGCCGAGTACAATGCTCAAAGAATAGCAGATGTAGAGAACTATGCCAATCAAGTAATGGAGATTGCCGGTGCTCTTAACGATGTGTTGTGTGCCTTTGAAGATCGGAAGTTGCAAAAGGCAGAGGAAAATCACTCGAAAGAGAAAGCCGACCTTGACGAGCAACTTGCCGCAGGTACTATCTCTCAAAAGAAATATAACAAAGAGGTTGCTAAACTCGACAAGGATTTAGATGAGAAGAAAGCCGAAATCGCACGCAAACAAGCCATTCGAGAGAAGGTAATGGGAGCAGTGCAGATTGGTATCAACACCGCAATGGCAATTATGAAGATTTGGGCAGAAGTGCCGAAATTTGACTTTGGTGTTTCTACGGGCATTCTCACAGGTCTCGTTACTGCTCTCGGTGCTGCACAATTAGCGGCAGTGTTGGCTACCCCTATACCAACAGCTCGCAAGGGTGGTAAAATTCAGGGAGCCACACACGAGCAGGGTGGTGTTCTCGTCAATACCGAAGACCAAGAGCGTATCATTTCGTCAAATCCAGCCAAGGCGTTCCCTGAACTTCTTAACCTTATATCCTACATTGGCAAACACGCCAATATGCCAAATACTGGATATTCGGTAAGGTCGTTTGCTAACGCCGTAGGAGGTAATAGACTCGATAGTAATATCGACTATGATATGTTGGCCAACAAGTTCGGTATATCCGTAGGCGAGGCAATAAAGGGATTGCAGATCTATCTTTCTTTGCAGGAGTTCAAAAACGCACAAGACGAACAAATGCGTATAGAGGAGTCATCGAAAATGTAAATGAAACTCTACGACCTTGCCATATCAGTTCCGGAGGACCTGCGAGAGAAGATGATACAAGCAGGTATCTTCTCCAAGTCGATTGGGCGATACATCTACATTTATGAGATGTACACCCAGTTGACGGGGAACGGTATGCCTAAAATGGACGCTTATATGGCAGTGTCGGCAAAGTGTTTCACTTGTGAGGAGAATGTCCGCAAAATCATTCAAAAGATGAGTGCTGAGGTTTAGTGGTAAAAAAGTTTACCAACAGCGAGAGATATTCCCATCTAAATTTGCATTACAAAACAATACGAAAGACTATGATTGAGGTAAAACTACATAAACCAATAGCCCACAAGGACAACTGGTGGTATTACTCGTGGGACGATGAGGAGGGAGTGTTCTCACTCGACTTCGTTCAGTCGTTGTTTGAAAACAATCCCGATGAAAAAGATTTCAAGTTCAATATCCACTGCAACGGTGGCGAGGTGGAGGAAGGCTTGGCAATCTACGATTGTTTGCGCACGAGTGGCAAAAATATCTATATGAACATTGAGGGGGCTTGCCATTCTATGGCAGTGTGTATGTTGCTTGCAGCACCAAAGGAAAACCGCACCGCAAATCCGAATTGTCGTGCTCTTATCCACAAGGTGTGGACATCGTATGCCGGTGGCACTCCTGATGACTTGGAGGCGCAAGCAGAAGATTTGCGAAATCTGCAAAACAAAATTCTCGACATCTACGCAGACCGCACCGACCTTCCTCGTGAGGAATTGGAGACGATTATGGCAGAGGAGAAGACACGCTCTGCGGAAGACTTGCTTAACTGGGGCTTTATAGGCAAAATCAACAGTTATAATACAAATTTCAAACCATTAAACAAAAGCAGTATGGCAAAAAACAAAACATTGAAGGAGAGAGTTTCGAACTTCGTGAACGAGGTGCAGAAATTTCTCGGCACTGCCCTTAACTACGAGTTCGTAGGCGAGGACGGCGAGGTGTTGTTCTCGACAGAGGCGGAGGACGACAAGTTGGAGGAAGGTATGGCTGCTACACCTGATGGCACATTCGAGTTGCCTGATGGTCGCAAAGTAACCATTGCCGATGGTGTTATCACCGAGATTGAGGAGCCACAGAGTGACCCTGCAACCGAGGATAACAAAACCGAGGAGGAGTTGCGAGCAGAGAACGAACAGCTCCGTGCAAAGTTGACAGAGGCAACAAATCTGCTCAACGAGGCAAAGAAGAGTATCAAGAGCGACTATGTTCCCGGTACTCGTGTAGGTGGTGCTACGCAGAAGAACGCCAAAAGTATGACTGCGGAGGAGCGTAGAGCCGCAATCAAAGAGAAGTTGAACCATAAAAAGTAGTAGACTATGGCAAAGTTGGATTTATCAAAATTTTCGTTTGGCGTAGAGGAGATCCGAGACATCAACACTTTGGTGTTTGATGCATTGTTGGAGGCTCCCGAGTTGGGTGCCATTCACAACATCTTCACCGGTATTCGTGCCAACAAGGAGATTGGTTTCATTACAGAGGGCGGTTTGGTAGGTAAGAAAGGTCAGGGTTGCGACCCCGTACCTCACGACTTCCAGATTGGTACTCGCAAGGTTACTTGGAACCCAGTACCTTGGGAGGTATTCATCAAGGAGTGTGCAAAAGACCTCGACCAGACAGCAGCATTGTACTGTCGTAACACCGGTACCAACATTCACAACCTTGAAAACACTGACTATATGGCTATTGTTGTCGAGGTGCTCTCAAAGGCTGTCAAGAAGTTCTTTATCCGTATTCTTTGGTTTGGCGATGTCGATGCTGCTAATGTGGCAGATGGCGGTCTGATTACCAACGGTGTGGATGTCGAGTACTTCGATTTGCTTGATGGTTACTTCAAGCAGTTGCAGGTAGCGGTAACCGCAAAGAGCGAGTTATTGGTGACCATTGCACAGAACAACCAAGCCACAAAGAAAGAACAGATGGAACTTTCAGGAGATGAAGCAAATGCAATCCTCGAAAAGATGTATTTTGCTGCTCCTATCCCAATGCGTTCATCGGGTAAGATGCGTTTCCTTGTCACTCAGTCGGTTGCTGATGCATACACAAAGTATTTGCTGGGCAAGAACTTGGAGAGCACCTACAAGAATACCGTAGATGGTCTTTCGGCGTTGTATTTACAGGGTATCGAGGTAATCCCTATGCCTATCTGGGACGAGATGATACAGTCGTATCAAGACAAGGGTGCAACCTTCTACAAACCTCACCGTGCTGTACTCATCGAGCAGGCTAACCTCGGCGTAGGTCTTCCTACCGAGGAGGAGTTAGAGAATGTAGATGTGTGGTACGACAAGACCGACCGCAACAACTATATGTTGGCGGCTGGTGAGATTGATGCAAAGTTGCTCAACGACACTCGTCTCGTGTATGCCCAGTAACTCTTTCGTAGCAGGGAGGGCAGGGGTAACACCCTGCCTAAACTGCAAAGTTTAACGATTAAACACAAGTAACTATGACAAATTGTAGCAAGATTACAAAGAACCTCGCACTTGCCGCTTGTGCAAACAGCGTAGCAGGTTTGCGTCCTCGTATGGTGCTCATCAACTTTGATGACATCGACAGAACGGAGAAACCTGTTGCTGGCATTTTGGAGGACATTACTCTTAAAAGTGCCGATGTAACGGGTTTGCTGTGGGAGTTTATTGATAACTCATTGGAGGCAGACTGCACCCTTAACAAAGGTACTTACCGCAACACTTTCGTTCATAAGGTTGCAGGTAAGGCTCTCTTGAAGACTCAGGAGGTTAAAGACGAGATTAACAACCTCGCTCACAGCCGAGTTGTGGCAGTTGTAGAGAATAAGGACAACAATAGCGAGGAGACTCGTTTTGAGGTTTATGGCTATGAGAATGGCTTGCGTATGGCAGACCTTCAATCGCCTACAACCGATGCGGACGGTGTTCACTATTCATTCTCGTTGCAGTCAGAGGACAATGCACGAGAGAGTGAGTTGCCTTTGTCCTTCTACGCAGGTACCGCAGAGGCTACCGAGGCGGCATTTAAGGCACTATCAAAGGCGTAACCTATGGGAGTGTT